GAGGAACCAGAGGAGGAAGAAGCTCCTAAGAAGCGTGGTAGGCCCAAGAAAAGCGAATTATGAGCTTAGAGCTAGTGTTACTGGAGTTAGAGCGTCGTGCTGCACCAATAAAGATCTATAATGGGCTATTTGAGGAGCAGCGCGCGGTAGTAGACGATCAATCTAAATTTAAAACTATTCTAACTCCGCGTCGGGCAGCGAAATCATGGACAATATGCTGTATGATGATCATACAATCATTACAGATACCCCAATCTCGATGTCTCTATCTCGGATTGACCCGTACCAGCGTCAAAAGAATAGCTTGGGACATAATACATCGTGTTTTAGAGGAACATGAGGTAGAATTTAGCTCAAACAAGATCGAATTAACTATATATTTTGATAATGGATCTATGATTGAGCTAGGTGGCGCTGATAGCACTACAGATGCGGCTGAAAAGTATCTTGGAGCTGCATATGACATAGTAGCAATAGATGAGGCGGGATCATTTACTCCAGAGGTATTAGATTATTTAATAGATACAGTAATTTCCCCTACTTTAATTGACCGTAATGGTATTTTGATATTAGCGGGAACCCCTAGGGCGGTAGAAGCGGGAAGATTTTATATCGTAACGACCACAGAGGTCCCCAGATGGTCTAATTTTGCTTGGGACACGAGCAGAAACCCATATATGAGGGATAATTGGCTCAAGGAGATCGAAGATCTCAAGAGCATCAATCCTAACATAGTAAATGAAGCATGGTTCATTAGAGAATACCTTGGAAGATGGTGTAAGGACTCTTCAGATCTAGTTTATAAGTTTACAAATGTAAATTTAGTATCCGAGATCCCTCAACAGGTATATCACTACATATTGGGGGTAGATATTGGCTGGGTAGACGATTGCGGGTTTGTAATTAGTGGTTGGGCTAAGCATGATCCTAATTTATATGTGTTTGAATCGTTCAAGAAGCCCGAAATGCTGCCTGCCGACATAGCTAAGCAGATCAAGTATTATGCTAGCACCTACCAACCATTATATATTGTTGCAGATTCTCAGAACAAGACAGTAATAGAGGAATTAAGCAGGCGATATGGCATAGGGATCCGTCCAGCGGAGAAGACGAAGAAGCAGGATTGGATAGAGATAATTAACACTGATTTTATACTAAATAAGATTCATATATTACAGGAGACTAATGCGTTACTGATTGAGGAGCTAGGAAAGCTGCCATGGCAAACAAAACATAATGGCGCACGAGAGGAACACCCTAGCTTCCCCAATCACCTTACAGATTCTCTTTTATATGCTTATAGATTTGCTTATCATTACAAGGAAGAGCCTGTGGTGGAGCTTAGTAAGCAGAAGAAGATCTATCAGGAGCAGGTACGCAAGGCTCAGGAAAGGCTTAAAAAGCCGCGATGGAGAAGATAAACTACTAATTTTTCTTTATTAAGTCGACACTCTCGCGGGGTATACTTATATGGCAAAAATCAATTTCACAAGCTATTGGTCTGATGAACCCAAATTCGAGGCACACCAGGCATGTTTCAACACCGTAGAGTCTATCATAAATGATCAGGCTCGCAAGTATGAGGACATGAAGCGTTACGCCACACTTTACAAGGATGAGACTGTAGTAGGTTTTGATCCTGGAGAGTATAGGAAAGCGTACGATGATTTTGAAGAGGCCATATCTTATAATGTTGTAAGGTCATGTACTGACGCACTAACCTCGAAAATAACAATGAACAAGCCGGCCCCCAGGTTTTTAACCCAGGCTGGCACTGAAGACCTACAAGAAAAGGCAAAACAGCAAGAGAAGTTTGTGGGTGCAGTTTTACAGACCGAACAGGTGTATGACAAAGCCCAGCGAACTTTTCGGGATGCATGTATATATGGTCATGGAGTTTTAAAAGTTCTCCCAATGGATGGTAAAGTAACTATCGAAGTTATTCACCCATCACGCATTGTGGTTGATAATAACGCCTGTTTAGATCGCCCGCCAAGAACCGTATGGCAAAAAACCTACATGGATAAGTCTCAACTACTAGAGCTTTTCCCAAAATCAAAAGATGCAATTGAAGATGTGAAGGTAAGGTCTGTTAATAGTTCTAGCAGCTTGGTGCGTGATCTTGTTGAGGTGTGGGAAGTATGGAAGCTTGGGACGGAAGAACATCCTGGCAGACATATGATCTTTTCTGAAAACACTACATTTCTAGATGAGAGTTGGACGGACGACAGGTTCCCATTCTGCATCATTAAGTTCTCTGATGATGTTATGGGATGGTTTGGAATTGGTTTGGCGGAACAGCTTGAGGGCATTCAGGTTGAGATTAATGAGCTGCTAAGAAAGATCCAAACAAACATGAATCTTTTAGCTGTACCATACGTGCTAAAGGAAAGAGGATCAGATGTTCATGATGAACATATTATGAGCAATGAGGATGCCAGACTCATAGAGTATACTGGTCCTAATCCTCCTCAAATTATTACCCCGCCTGCTGCTAACCCTCAGGTGTTTCAACATCTAGAGACTCTTTATCAGCGAGCGTTTGAGATTGCAGGAATTTCTCAATTGTCAGCTACCTCACAAAAGCCTGCTGGGCTAAACTCTGGAGTAGCTATTAGAACGTTCCATGATGTTGAAACTCAGAGGTTTGCAGTAATTGCTAGGCGCTGGGAGCAGTTATTTGTGGAGCTAGCAAAGAGAATTATAGATTGTGCTCGTGGTCTTGTTAACAGTGAAGAGGGCTATGAGGTTCGTTTTGTTAATAAGGATACATTAGAGCATATTAATTTTCTTGATATAGATCTGGATGAGGCCGCATATGTGCTTCAGGTTTACCCCGCATCATCTCTACCCCAAACACCAGCGGGAAGGTTGCAGACAGTAGTTGATCTTATGCAGGGACAGATGATCACGCCTGAAGAGGGCAGACAGCTATTGGATTTCCCAGATCTTGAAAAATCTAACAGACTAGCAACAGCATCTCTAGATGATCTTGAAGCTACGTTTGAACATATGTTAGGGAAAGGAAAATATATCGAGCCACTTCCGTTCCAGGATCTAGTGTCAGGGATTAAATTAGGAGTGAGTTATTACTTAAGGGCTAAAATGGACGGAATAAGGCAGGAAAGGTTAGATTTGGTTTTAAGATGGTTGGATGAGGCTAGTAACATGTTGCAGCCGCCCCCACCACCCGCAATGCCTGTGCCAGTAGCTCCAGTGCCTCCAGCAGAGGTAGAGGGAGTAGCGATACCAGGAGCAGCACAGCCGTTGCCACAAGAGGTACCAGAGGTGGCACCAGAAGAAGCGATACCCGAAGGAGAGTAAATGTTTTTCGAAGACAAAGTGAAGTTGCTTCTCAACATTGCTGAGATGCACTACTACGCAGACGCGATTGGGGAATACATTGACAGAATGTTTATTGAAGTTGTAATGGTAGACAGCATACCGTATGTTAGAGTCCACCATGTTATGTTGTCAGACTTTGAGGCTCACAAGATGCTTCATTATTTGGAGCAAAAGTTTCCTGATGAGGACGGGGCTAACGATGAGGGAACTGGAGAGCTAAGGTGGAAATCTGGCGTAATAATGGATCAAGTTCAGCAAGCCATACTTACTAGCGATTTTGAAGAAGGAGGAAACAATGGTATCGGAAGACACCACGAATAGCGAGGTTGTAGAGACACAAGAAGAGACACCGTTAACCGATGATGATAGAATGGCCAACGCTCTCGATTATTTGGGACAGGAAAAGTTAGAAAAGGCTAATGAAGAGCAGCTAATCCCAGATGAACAGGCAGAGAAAGCCCAAGAAGAGCAGCCACAGCAAGATGATCGTAGTGATTATTATGCTAAACTGGTTGAGAAGGATCGGGAGATTCGCCAGCTTAAGAGCCAACTAAAGGGCAATGAGTCTGTAGACTATAAGTCTATGGCTAAAGAGAACCCCGTAAAGGTGCTAGAGGATCTTGGTATTAATATGGATCAGGTCATCGATGCTTGGGTTGGAGATGATTCTCCTTCAGTGGAAGAGGGCCAAGAGCCTCGCAGCAACGATGAAATTTCTCAATTAAGACAGGAATTACAAGCACTTAAAGAAGAGCGAGAGCAGTCCCGGATTCGTCAGGCATGGCAGAGAGAGATGCAGATGGTTCACGGAATGGTAAATGCTGAGGGCGAAGATCGATGGGAACTAGTGAAAACCACTAATAATTATTTATTAGTCATGGATACGGCACGAGAGTTTTTTGAAGAGCAAGGGGAAGCCCCACAATATGAGGATGTATTAAATGCCGTAGAAAAACACCTTGAAGAGCGATATGGCGAACTGTATGAGAAGCTATCAAAGATTAGCAAGTTACATAATAAAATGGCTGTAAAAATTGAGGAGACCAAGCCCCTAGAGAAGATACAGCAAGAAGTGCAAAAGCCGCCAACACCAAGTCCTACACTTTCCACGGCGCATTCGAGTGACACACCGACTCCCCGTGGATTTACAGAAGCGGAAAGGTTTGAACGAGCATTACAGGTACTTGAAACAAGCGGAGATTAACAGGTATTAGATAAGCTATCCTTCGAACACGAGCAATTAGAAAATACCGTTGCAAGAAACAATAAATTAAAACTTTTCGGAGGATATTACAATGACCGCAACCAAAACCACTTTGGATGGCGTCCTAAAAGAACTCTATGCGGGCCAGGCAGTACAAGACTTGGTATATGATGAGAGTTCCAGACCCTTCCTTTCACTATTAAAGAAAAACACCTCGTTTGCAGGTGTTGGTATGCCACTCCCAGTCGTATATGAGGATATCGCTGGAAGATCTTACTCCTTCAGTCATGCCCAGGGTAATGTTGGAGGTTCTAGGATGACTCAGTTCCTTATTGACACGACTGAGAACTACTCGATTGCTAGAATCACTACGGATGCACTACTTCGTTCTCGTAACGACAAGGGTGCTTTCCTTAATGGTTTGAAGCACGAGATTGACAGCGCCATTAGGCGTCTGGCAAATGACATTGAGAGTTCCCTGTTCCGTAATGGTTCCGGTGCAATCGGTGTCATCTCTGGTACCCCAACCACGACTCTTACTCTCGCTTCCGCTGACGACGTAGTTAACTTCGCCGTTGGTATGAGCATTGTATTTGCAGACACTGAGGCAGCTGCTCTTCGTAGTTCCACTCCTTCTGTAATTACTGGAGTAGACCGTGATGCCGGTACTGTAACCGCTGCAGCTTCGTTTTCAGGAACTTCTGGTGCTCAGGACGGAGACTACATTTTCGTCGAGGGTGACTATGACTCCGCTTCGGATCGTAACAAGATTCGTGGTCTTGATGCTTGGATTCCAAGCTCGGCTCCTGGCGCAACCGCATTCTTCGGTGTTAACAGAAGTGTTGACCCAACTCGTTTGGGTGGTCTTCGCTACACTGGTAACGCTGCTGCAATCGAGGAATCGATTGTTGGTGCAGCCGCAAGGCTGGGTAGAGAGTGTGGTGCTGTACCTGATGTCGCTCTCATGAACTACTCTACTTTCCGCAGACTAGTAAATGAGCTTGGCTCCAAGGTTCAGCGTGATCCTGGTAAGAATGCAACTGGTGGATTCCAGACTCTTGAGACCTACGGGCCTCGTGGTCTCATTTCCTGCAAGCCAGCTACTTTCTGTCAGGATAACGTTATTTGGTTGCTAACCAGTTCCAGTTGGCAGCTAGTTTCCATGGGCGAGCCTGTATCCATTCTGGATCAGGACGGATCGAAGGTTCTTCGCGTAAGCGATGCCGACGCTCTTGAAGTCCGTGTTGCTAGCTTCTCTCAATTGGGGTGTAATTCGCCAGGAAAAAATGTTAGGATCAGTTTGTAATGTAATTTTAGCAGGTTAGGTGTAAAAACCTAGCCTGCTATTTTACTTGACAAACCTCCTCGTATGTGCTATATTATAGGTACGAGGAGGTGGTTCATGAACAGATTGCCACGTAGAAAATGTAAGAAGTGTGAGAGAGAGAAACCTTTAAGTAAGACGCATTTTGAATCTAACGGATACAAGGGATTTCGACATACTTGTAGATCTTGTCGACGAAAAGATTATCAGGACTGGTATAACGGAAAACCAAAATCTGAAAACGCTTTAAGAGCTAGGGTGTGGAGACAAGCAAACCCAGATAGAGAGCGGTTTAACAATATTAAACATAAGGCTAAAAGGAGAGGCAAGAGTTTCTCAATCACGCTTAAAGAGTACAGAGAGCATTTCTACAACAAAGAATGCCATTATTGTGGAGAAGAGAGTAGCGGCGGTATTGACAGAGTAGACAACAGTATCGGATATGAATTAGATAATTGTGTTCCTTGTTGTAGTTGGTGTAATTCGATAAAGATGGAACATTCTAAAGAGGAAATGCTTGAACACTTAAATAAGATTATAGAAAGATTAGATTAAAAACCTATAAAGGTATTCCTAAATGGAGGTCTCTAATGGCTAATAGAAATAAACATAGGCTTCGTCGGCAGTTTTCTTATTCCCTGAGACAAGGCTTAACAAAACTTCAAGGTAACTTGGAGTTTGGCTCCGCAGGAGCAATTGCTTCTGATGGGTACAATCTTAGAGGACTGGATGAGAGTTCTACTTCGGGTCCAGCGGCAACCAAACTTGGTACTGGAAAGTATCGCCTGCGTTTCGCTGATTCTTGGCTAGGTCTTTCAGGGTTCTCGTTCGCTTTTGAACATGCAACCGCAACCGATGGATATAACGTACTTGTTCTAGATTCAAGTAAAATTGCTTCTGATAAGTATGTAGATCTTCAGGTTGTTAACGCTTCTAACGCCGCAGCTGATCCAATTGACTGCAAGATGTGGCTAGAATTTTCCCTACGCACAAGCGAGAATGGCTAATGTATAATCACATTAGGCAGCAACATCTTTACTCGGTTCGACCTGGGCTAACTACAGTTCAGGTTAGATTAAAGTTTGGTGCTTCTGGTGCTGTAGGATCAGACGGCTACGGAAACACATTAACTTGTGATGATGTTGTAAGAGTATCTGGAGAAGAAAAGCACGCTACCAAACATAACTGGATTAAGGGTCTAGTTGGATATGGCGAGTGGGCTTCAGCCCCAGATCTAGAAGCAACAACTGCTCCACTAACAAGAACAGCAACGGGCACTTATACTTTGAGATTTGATGACGAATATCTTGGGCTTAACGGTTTTAAATGGGGAATCGAAGATAGTTCAAATACTAACAAGCATAATGTTATTTTAGTATCTTTCACAGCATCAGATACAAATAATGCTGGGAGATCATCTGCTATTGTTAGGCTTGTATCTGTCCAAGGAGGCGCTGCTGATCCAGCAAATGACTCGTATGTTTGGCTGGAGTTCTCTCTTAAAACAAGTGAACAAGGTTAATGGAGGTACTATGGAAAAAGATAAAAAGCCCGCTGTAGCCTTAATCATCGCCAATAAAATGAAAGAGAAGGCAAAAGAGGGCGAAGGTGAAAAGAAAATGGAAGGCTATAAAGAGCTTGCACAGATGATTATAGATTCCTGTGAAAAAGGTGATGCGGAGAAATTCGCCAAAGATCTCAAAAGTTTCGTAAAAATGTGCATGGCAGAATAACATTGGAGGGCTAGCATATGGCTCAAAACGTAACTAGAGCTGACTTGCGCACGGCTGTTAGAAATCGAGGTGAATTCAGATCAGCATATATTTCTGATGAAGAAATAAACACTTATATCAATGTCTCTCTGGCTCATCTATACGATATTATTATATCCGCTGATCCGTCTTACTATCTAACTCAGGCCGACGTTACCATTTCTTCAGGTACTCGGTCATATGCTTTGCCTTCCGATTTTTATAAGTGCGTAGGCGTTGCTCTTTATGATGCGACGGCAGTAGATGATTATCACGCACTCGACACTTTCAATTTTGAAGAGCGTTGGGATGAGATATCTTTATCTGCAAACCGTGATACGCGCTATGAAATACGCGGTGCAAACATTCTGTTTCACCCAACCCCCACATTTGATGGAAAAGCAATTCTCGAATACATTCCAACACCAGTCGTCCTAGACGAAGATGTGACAACCTGGGATTCCGTCAACCTATGGACAGAATGGGTTACGATGGATGTTCTTATTGCGTGTGCGGCCAAGGAAGAAACAGACCCTACTATTTGGGTCCAGCAAAGAGAAAGGCTTGAAAAACGAATCTTTGGCATTGGGAAAAGAGACCTTGGCAAACCCAAGACCTCTAGCACCAGCTCTACTCTAAAGGCCCTACGACATGCTGTTCGCAATCGTGGCTCTTGGACTGAAGCAGATGTTTCTGATAACCAACTAACATCTTTTGTTAATACCTCTCTAGCAGCTTTGAGAGATTTAGTTGCTAAGAATGATCCATCTCATTTTGTAACCTATTCAGACATAACTGTTTCTAGTGGAACTAGGGAATATAGTCTACCAGCCACTTTTTATAAGGTGGTTGGAGTAGATGCCCATGATGCTGTGGCTACAGAAGATGGATATTATGTACTAGATCACTTTAATTGGGAAGAGCGCTACGATAGCACTCCGACCTCCTCAAAGCAGTATACCAGATATCATATTCGTGGTGATAAAATATATTTCCACCCAACCCCAACTTGGTCTGGAACTGTTCGATTGGAGTACATTCCCACCTTCACAGAGCTGTCAGACCCTACAGATACTTTTGATTTGTTTAATCACTGGCATGAGTGGGTGATATTAGACTGTGCAGTTAAATGCTGTGCAGCCACGGGCAAAGACCCTCAAATATTCCTTGCCCAACAGGCGAAAGCCGAGGAAAGAATAAACACATTCAGTGCTAGAGATCTTGTTCAACCAGTAACTGTCTCTACAGATGGTACTAACCTGCGTAGTTTACAATTGGCTGTTAGAAACAGAGGGGCTTGGCCTAAGGAAGCATTAAATGACTCGCAACTAACAGCATGGATTAACTCATCTATTTCAGCATTTGTAGACCTTATATCAAAACACGAGCCAGCATACTATTTAACCAGATCGGATGTTAGTGTTGTTAGCGGGACAAAAGAGTACGATCTTCCCTCGGGGTTTTATAAACTTCATGGTGTGGCTGTAGAGGATAGTTCTCAGCCGGATGGTTATGCTGTCTTGAATAGATTTAACTGGGATGAAAGATACGACTATACTTATTCTGCTGATAAGTGGGATACTAGATATATGGTTAGGGGAACAAAGATACATTTTCACCCAACGCCAAGCTGGACAGGCACTGTAAGGCTAGAGTATATTCCTGTCCCAACAGCGTTGGCTCAGCCAACAGATACTTTTACATTCTATAACAACTGGCAGGAGTGGGTGATCTTGGATTGTTGCATCAAGGTCTGTGCCCTGACGGGCAGTGACCCACAAGTGTATATGGCAGAGCTTCAAAAGGTAGAGCAGCGTATTAAGGGCTTTGCTGAAAGAGACGTTGGAAAACCAAAAACTGTTGCTGATTATAAGCGTGTAAGCAAGTATGATCCTCGTTTTTGGTGGAGACGATAATGGTAACTTGGCGTAGGTATAACACTGGCGTTGAAAATGCGGAAAGAATACAGGATGCCACCAGAGACTGTGTAGAGGCAATTGATACTGAGCGGCCATATGGATTGCCAACCAGCATGAAATATGCTGACTATCAGGCTTCTTTTGGAGAGGTGGTATTAACTGACCCCAAAGATGGACAGATATATATAACCCTACCCAAGTGCGAAAAGAAAGATATTGGAAAACACGTTACTGTTAAGAAAGTAAGCTCGCTAGTAACCGCTGTTCACATTAGAGTTCCCACGGGCGGCGGCACTATAGATTCAGACTTTACCTCTGTTGTTCTAGGGCTGGCATATCAGGTTAGAACGTTTATGGTGGTTGGCGAAGATGAATGGGTACAAGTATCAGGAGTAGGATTTTAATGGCTTTAACTAAATCTATTATTCCAGTCGCTATTGCTGAAGGCTTAGATACTGGCACTGAACCAAAACTAGTATCAAAGGGATTGCTCCGCTTAGAGGATGCTAGAATCTCTAGAAAAGGTGCTGTTAGCAAACGACCGGGAATTGATAAGATTGATGATGCCACTTTTGATGGATATATGGCCACCTACGAAAACAAACCTGTTGTTTATCAAAAGGGTCTCTATCTTTACAACGATACAGATGGTACCTGGGATTCTGCTGGTCAGTTGCCAGAGCTAGATATAGATGTTGAAAAAATACAGGCTCTCGGAGAGAGCGCTGTCCTACAACAGGAAAGCGCAGAAAGAGAAAAAACAAGGGCTGTTATTTGGGTTAGTTCTGATACTAGCGGGACACTAAAATACTTTATCAACACCTATAACACCGACACCGGATTGCTTGTAGACACGGCCACCATCGGTGGCGTAGCCACTCTGAGCATGGTGCATGTCATTGCTACACATACAAATATCCTTTATTTCTTTGTGAATAACGCTAGTAAACAAATCTATAGAGGTGTTGTAACAAGTACCGGAGCAAGTGCAGGAACTATCAATGTTGCTACGGTGCTAGACGCCAGCATTCCCACTGTTAAACCGACACCGGTTTCTTACAACTTTGACGCCTGTGTTGTTCACCAAGGCACCACGGACTCCTGGGTAATGCTCGCTTACGTTTCTGATGAGGGAGTACATAACAACCACGCTATTGTTCTTTCTCTAGACAATGCTGGAACCCTTGACTCTTATGGCAGCGAAGCCATGGGAGCTGGCCAGTTGGCCAACTGTTTTGAGTTCGATGACACTAACGCTTTTGGCGCGATGGTATATTACGACTCTGCTGTGCAAGATATTGCTATGAGGGTTTATGCTTCCAATTGTGTTGCCAACATGAATGAGCTAGTGTTAAGAAACTGGGCAGATGCTAATGTATATCCTCTTTGGATGGTGGGAATACAAACGGGAACAGACGCAGCCTCTATCTACATAAATACAAACGATAGTAACTTCTCCTATCCAGAATGGACAGCATATCTGCGAAAAGCTGAAATGACTCGCTCTGGGGCTGTGCCAAACCTTGAATCTGAGGGCGAGTTTATAGAGGGTTTCACAGCGATTTGCAAACCATTTGATAGAGCAGATGGTTATCACTATCTTGCTATTCACCCATATGTAGCTACAGAGGATATTCCGCACCACACTAACTTTGTCATTAGAGATGATGAGCTTATTGTGGGTACGTTTATGGAGACCTCAGCCTTCTCTGGAACGGCTCCCAACGTAACGAAGATAGGGGAGAATCACTGGCGCTGTACGTTTACACACTATTTTGCTGATGACACCATGGGAATTGCTCTGGTTGATTTTAATTTTGATCTGCCGCAGCAGGACCGAATGGCGCGAGAAACCCGACAACATTTAACATTCGATGGTATGGCCCCATTCCAGTGGGATGGGCAGAAATCAACGGAGCAGGGTTTTCATATGTATCCTCACCGCATTGACACAAGCAATGCTGCGGGCGCATCAAACCTGTCTGATGGTACGTATGGCTATTGTGCAACATATGAGTGGTACGATGCTAAGGGCAATAAGCACCAATCTGCACCGTCATTAGTAGATAGCCTTTATGTAAATGCCACCAATACTGTTACTATTAAGGTTCCTACACTTACCATTACTCAAAAGGGATCTACGGATGTTCAGGTTATTTTGTGGAGAACAGATGCTTATGGGTCTGTCTATTACAGAGCAGACTCTCAATATAATCCACAATATGCTGCATCAGTAACGTTTACAGACACTTTGGCAGACTCTTCTCTGATAGCCAGAGACTCTATTTATACCACGGGCGGTGTTCTTGAGAACGTAGCCCCACCACCCTCTAGAGTGTCTTGCACACACCAGAATAGACTGTTTTATGTGCACAGGCATAATGAGAACATAGAGATTAGGTATTCAAAAGAGTTTCAGGCTCGTGAAGGAATAAATCACTCTGATGCTCTCACAATATATACGCCGCATGAGGGTGGCAGGATAACTGCGTTAAGATCTTTTCTAGATAGACTTATTATATTTAAGGAAGATAGAATTTATTCTACATATGGTACGGGCTTGACGGATCTCGGTACTGGAAATGGCTATGCTGATCCTACGCTGTTATATCCATCTTTGGGCTGTCCAAACCAAAAAACCATTGTAGAGGTTCCTCTGGGGCTGATATTCCAGGCTACAGACAGCAGGTTTTATCTGCTAGACAGGTCTTTCCAGGTTAAGCCAGTCGGGCAGGGCATTGAGTATTGGTCTAAGAGTCAGACTATCTCTTCTTCATATGAAGAGCCAGACAATAACGAGGCTGTGTGGTTGTGTGAAACAGGCTTCGCCATGGTTTATAACTGGGAATACAACATATGGGGCACATGGAGCAACCACAATGCTCATGACTGTACGGTAGCAGACTCTGTGGTTTATTGGTTAGAGCCATCTGGTAATTTTGTATATAAACATGCCAGTGACTATCTAGACCTCCGCGGTGGTTCCCCAGGCACCAAAATTGAAACTGGATGGTTCAGCTTTAATCAGCTTGAGGGTTTTGCCAGAATCAAACGGGTGTTAATCCTGGGCACAATGATATCGGCCCACAACCTTAGGGTTAAAATAGCATATGATTTTGATCCATATTGGGAAGATAGCTCAATTTATGAGGCAGATACTTATCTTTCCTCTTTTGGCCACTCATTGTATTTTGATGACCTAGAAGATGATGCTTGGTCAGACCAAGCTTATATATTAGAAGTAAGCACAAGTAGACAGAAATGCACTTCCATTAGGTTGCACATATCTGATGAAAACGCAGCCGGTGGGAGTTTTGAACTAACAGCAATCGCTTTTGAGGTTGCAGGGAAGAAAGGCCCAATCCGCCTGGGCAGTGATAGAATTAAATCATAAGGAGTACACAGAAAATGGTACAACCATCTTACGGTTCCTGGAACACCCCCCATACAAACTGGCCGGGGAGCACCAACTTTCCAAGCAAGGGGCAGCCTGACTGGGATGAAGAGAAAATATGGCAGCCAGATCCTCAACATTTTAAATCGCCAACGGGCGGCGTTGGACCTGACCCGTGGTTTATGTCACAGGGCTTTATTGAAAGCCCCTCAGCCACGTACATAGAAGGTTTCCGTGGTTTACTAGGCACTAGCCGTGGTACTCAGGAGAGTGCTATGCAAAAGCTTGAGCAATACGCATCGGGGAGAAAGTCTGCTGCCAGAGAAGCGATAAAGGGTGCTATTGACAGGGCCGAAATGCGTAATAGAGCCGCTGCTAGGGCTGCCAGATCTCCTGCAGAAGCTCGTGCTGCTCTTTATGCTATGGCAGGCGCTCAGCAGCAAGCTGCTCGTGGTGGTGCAACAGCAGCTATGCAGGAACAACTGGGTGCTCAGAAAGCTTATCTGGCCGGTGCTGGGCAAATGAGACAGGCGGATATTGCTCAATACGAGGCGGGCCAGAAGGAAAGATTAAGACAGATTCATGGTGATGCTCTAATCAAAGAGATTGGTGCTAGGTATCTTGCTCTTGGTTTAAGTGATAAAGAGGCAGAGCGCCGTGCTCGTATTGATTTCGAGAAGATGAAGCTTGCAGGATACGAGGGAGCCAAGGGTAGACAGTCTGCAATGGATCTTCTTAAGCAACAGCAAGAGTCTAACCTTCTAAATGCTCTTATTGGTGGTGGTTTCTCTGCCGCTGGCGGCTTTCTAGCCGCTGCACCTTACAGTGATGAGAGGGTAAAGAAAAATATTTATGCTCCATCATGCGCTGGAGCTAAAGATATTTACGGACAGGCTGACAACTTTTTAGATGAAATGGAAGAACTGGACCCATATACAGAGTCAATGGATCTCGATCTTAAGCCTGCCAAACATTCTGGACCCATGGTAAACGCGGGTTGGCCTACCGTAGACGAGCCTGGAATGGCTGCTCCTGCTGTAGACGAGCCAGGAATGACCCCAGAGGCCACAAAAGCAAGAGCTGAGGCCCAGGGACCAACAACGGAACAGCGTCATGGGCAGATGGTAGCGTCTGGATTGATGTCTGCTGGCAAACAAATTGCTGGTGCCAACCAACAGCAAGACATGCTTGGTCTAAAAATACAGCAGGCTGCTAGTCAAAAGCACCAGGCTGACATAATGAGGATGATAGATTCTATCGGGGGCCAGGACCAGTACGTAACATCTGATCTAAACGAAAAGAATATTGTGGAGTTTCTGGATAATATGAGAGCCGTAAACTTCGAATATAAAGACCCTGAAGAGCATGGTTACGGCGAGCGCACTGGCGTAATCGCGCAGGATATGGAAAAGTCAAAGCTTGGTGCGGCTAATGTGGTTGAAGATGAAGAGGGAATGAAGCGTATAGACATTAGTCCTCAAAAGTTTAATCCTCTTGTGCTGGCATCACTTGCTAACCTAAACAAGAGAGTAAATAAGCTGGAAGGTGAATAATGGCTGGCGGCTACGAAGATCTTATTAAAAAATATGCTGGAGATTTAGATCCTCGTGTGATCGCCGCCCGTATTCGGGTAGAGTCTGGTGGTAATCCTAATGTTACTGCTAAACCACAGCAATGGCAAACCGGATATGGTAGTGAGATTGGGTTGCTTCAGATGTCTCCCGACACCAGAAAGCAATATGGAATATCTAAGAAACAAGCTAAGGACCCTGAGACAAACATTGGGGTGCAGTCTAAACAATGGAACGCTTGGGCTAGAAGCTTTTTTGGTAAAGCTAAACCACAGGATCCTGTAGCTTATAATACTTGGGCATGGCTCACAACGTCCATTGGCCCTGGAGCCGTAAGAAAAGTAAGAGACCTAACTGGTGGAGATTATTCTTTAGGTAAACTGGCTAAGGTGGCAGACCCGAAACTATTATCAAAATATAGGGGCTATTGGGGGTCTCAGTCTCCACAGAAAGTAGCATATAGAATTAAGAGTGCGATAAAAAATGTAACTAGGGCAATGGCAAAACCAGTACCAGCAACGCATATATCTTCAAAGCCAAAAACTTATCATCAAATGCGTGCTGGTGTACCGCAAAGGAGCGCAACAATGGCTGGTGGAAAAACACTATCTGGGTCACTTTCTCCACAGGAATTAAAGGATATTATCATTAATACTACTGGAGAATATAGCAGACAGGACCAACAGGATGCTTTAGATCTGTTAAAACAACATCAGGCCCGAGAACAGGCCGAGTCGTTAAGACAGCCTATATATCCTGGATTTTATTCAAGACCTGGTACTGCGGAAGAAGTGAGGCAAATGAAGAGTGGCCTTGGTGTTACAGAACCCGTTGCTACTCCCAAACCTGTTGCAGAAGATCCACTTACTACTTTGCCGGGCAGGCTGGCACCAAAAGCGTCTTACATTGATGACCCGCCTCCAGTTGGGTTGTCACCAGACATTGGGCTAACCGATTTAAACAAACTAATCGGTAGAGTCGCGGATATGGCTAGAGCTGAACAAAACCCACAGAGAAAACAAAAGCTAGTTAAAAAACTGCGCGAGCTACAAGTCTGGAGGCTTCGTTATTCTGGTCCCCACCAGCCAGCTGGTGGAACCGCAAGGAAGTACAGGAAAAATAGGCCCAAAGACCCTGCTCATCAACAACCTCGTGTGTCCTGGATCGGCCCTCAGATGTACTTGTCCCCCCGCACCGCCCGAGACCCTGGTGTAGAGAAAGAAGGGCCTGTTTATAAGAATGTAGATATTCCTGCTACCCCTCCACCTGCCATAGGAGGCGTGGGGAGCGGTGCTCCACAGAAAATTCTTCTTAGTAGTGGCGCGACAACGCGCACAGGATATGATCCTAGCGCCGATTTGGCCGCTGGCCGAAGAGAGGTTCGGGCTGGTTTGAAAGAAGAAAGGGAAGCATATGAAGGTACTCCAACAGAGCGCGGATATAAAGAGCGCAGGGTAAAGCTTGGAGAAGCCCAGATCGAACAAGCACGAAAGCAGAAAACAGAAGCTAACAAGATTTATGATGATGCTAATAAGGCAATTGATCGCTATATTGCAGATGTAAACGAACAAATCGAAAAAATTCCTCTTGAAGCAATACAAACGCGTCTTGACGCTAGTTCGCAAGAACTACAACGAGCAAAAAATGAAATAAAGAACTTTGATTTGCAGCCCACCATGAGCGCTGGCAAAACAATTGCCTTTTCTATCGCCGCTGCCTTTAGTGGCTTTGCCGCAGGGTTCCGTGGCTCTGGTGGTAACATTGCTCTGCAAATGATGAGCAAATATATGGATAATCAGTTTGCTGTTAAAAAGGCAAAACTGAACAAGCTAAAGGATGTATACAACCTGACCAAGCAGCAGCGCGACTATCTGGATAAGGCGTTTACTGCTTATAAGAATGAGTATAAAGCTTTAATGCTACGCCGCTCGCAGCTAGAAGCGGCCAAGTTCTCCAACAGAAGTAAAAAACTAGATGTCAAGATGCAGATGTCTAAGTTTATTCTGGGCGTTGGAAGAGAGCTTGCTGACATGGATTATAAGGCCAAGAGTGGCTTGGCCGAAGCAAAGCGCAAGGCTCTGGCAAAACAAAGAGAGCTTGAGGTTAGGACCAAGCTCCAGGCCGCCCCCAAGACTGTAACTAGCTGGAAGGAAGTCGTTCCAAAGGACCCTGGCAGAGGCACCCAGCTTAAACCAAAGGTTATTGCTGATGCTATGGATGACCTAACGGTTCTTAGACAAATGAAACGCTTGGCTACTAGAGTAAAGGGTAAAAACCTTACGCCAGTTAAGGAGATGCTTGGCATCTTTGGCACTGATGCTGGTAAAATTCTGCCACAGGTTAGAGCCATGGCCCGTATGATTGGTAGGCATCAAGGTGTTGATAAGGGTAACTTTGCCGAGAAGGAAGGCCGGGTTATGGTTGAGGCTATTACTGGCAAATCCTACAACAAGGCCGCTCAGTCTTACAAACGACTGATGGAGCTTTATAACGACTCTGCTATTGCCTTTGCGAATAAGGTTAAGGGGTGGGGGGCTGCTGGTTATGACATATCTCCTTTCAGGGCCGTTGCTCAGGGTCAGCAAGGCACTTCAATGCAGAAGGTAAAATAAATGGTTGATGTTGAATCTCTCGCAGCGCAGATTACTTCCGAGGTTGACAAGAAGGATGATCCAGTAAGTGGATATCTTTCCACACTCCAACCGCCTGCTGCTGGTCATGAACGGGTAACATATCAGAAAAATAAAGATGGCACGGTTAACATTGTGCTTTCCACTGGAGAGACTGGCAGTGTGCCAGAGGCACAGGCTATTGATTTGTTCACCAAACGTCACGCCCGTCCACTGACCTACGAAGAGAGAGAAAAGATATTAAAAGACTATGCAGCTCAGGCAGAGATGAAAGAGTATGAGAAAAAGGGTGTAGAGGCTTTTGTTACCAATGCTCTTAACTCTGTTTCGGCTGGCTTGCTTTATTTATTGTCAGACCCGGCCGAGAGAGAGCATTATAGAAAGCTTGAAGAGGCCAACCCTGACGCCTCTCTTGCTGGTGAGATCGCTGGATATATTACCCCAGGCGGTGCTGTTAGTGGCGCTGGTAAACTAGCTTTAAAGGGCGGCACAAAAATAGCTGGCAAAATAGCTGGGAGAAGGCTAAGAAAAGAAGTTGCTAAGCAGATTGCCAAGGGTGTGGGGACACGTGCCGCTGTTCCTGCAGCCACCATGTTGGCCAGCAAGGGCACAAAGGCGATGCTCACAAAAATGATACCAGGGGCCATGCAGGTTCTTGGGGAGGGCGCGGCTGTTGGTGCTTTGGCAGAGTTCTCCGATCAAACACTGGCTGGCAAGGGTTATGATCCTGTAAAAATTCTCGGGTCATCTCTTACTTCTGCTGCTATTGCTGCCACACTGTCAACTGCGCTGAGTGGTGTTAGTGGGCTAGCAAAATATGGCAAAACAAAGCTGCTCGGCAGGGCTGGAAAAACTGCTGCCCAGGCAAAGA